TGTTGCAAGAATATTGACGCAAGACTCTCTCGATCGAGCGCAAGGTCTCGGCACCAGTTACTATCGTGTTTCAGCAGAGCCTGGAGCAGTGGCTTTCTATGAGTCTATGGGATTCAAATTCTTGGGAAAGCAAAAGAGCGGATGCTCTCTCAGTATGTTTAAGATAAATGGCAAGAATTTCGCGGATGGACTTTATGACCTCACCGACCCTGTAATACATGCAGCAGTATATAAGAAAGGGAAGGGTGGGTGCGTAGAAGTGTATTAAAATTGCTGTTTACTTTTGCTAACAGATAGTCTATACTATATCTGTTGCTACCAATAACGGTACAACATTAACCTAATATGGCATGATATTATTTGCCGAAGGAGTTTGATATGTTGACATCGAAGAAGTGTTATGTTTACGGTTTTCGTAATATTGAAAATGGGATGATGAACATTGGCTATAAGTCGCCAAAGACTGATAGACCAGATTATATTTCATCGATCAGTAATCCCCAGTTCTGGGAAGATTACTATAAAGGCAAAGTTGAAAAGTCCTTGCTGTTCGAAAAATTCTACAATAAGTCAAACAATGCCCATTGTGTTGACGAATCACTGCTCGCTGTTGAGCACAAACAACTAGTTGTTGATTGGATTGAAGGTCGTTCGAACGGTATTGTTCCTGCAGATCGATTCACTCAAGATAAAGCAACGGTGACGATGATTCATGATGCAATCAAATCTGGACATTATAAAGTTGTTCTTGAGTGTGTCAAAGTTGTTCACGGATATGAGCGTAATCAGATTCGTGTTGAACAAATTGATGTCAACCATGTTCGTAAGATTAAATCGCGATTTGATCAAAATCCGAAAGATGCTTGGGAGTGGTTGCTGAAAGATCCAGTTGTTGTCGTTGTCTCTCGTGTCAAAGGCAAAATTGTAAATACAGTTTTGAATGGTGATAGTGCTCGCGAATTGATCTATGAGCGATTCTCTCTGATTACTGAAGACAAGAAAAAGTTGAATGGTATCTTCCGTTCAATTTTAAATGACTTCGAAACGCAACAAAATGCGTTGAAGTATCAGGATAATCTAATTGCTTATGATGATCATTATCTGAATAACTATAAAGTCAAGAAGTATGAACTCAAAGGCACTGCTGCGATTCATGCGACTGCTTCCAAAGCAGAACATGCTGTGGCTCTTGGTTACATTGTACACCGTATGTATAATGTGAAGAAAAAGAAGGGTGCGATTGTTCTCTACTTCAAAAACAAGAACGAACTTGCGATTGAAGACCAAGAGAAGCATATTGATAAACTTCGTGATATGATTAACTATATGCAACTTGATATTACTATTGATGTCCTCCCTGCGTTCAACAACTAAAGAGAGGCGTGAGCAATTCATACGCTGGTACGCATGGTCCATGAAATATGGCGATTGCGATCCAGCCGTATGGTGCACCAACTATCTCCACCAGCGATACGAACACAATGACGAAGACTCTTGGTGGAATAGTCACAACTACAAAAGGCTGAGATACCAAACAGATACAAAGTGGAACAAGGGTCACTTGCCAGCCATGTTTGAATCTTATCAAGAGTTTATTGGCAATCGTACACAAAGAGAAGTTTTGGAGAATTATTATGGAGACAATGAAGAGCAGACTTTTGACAACCTTTGGAATAATCTTAAAAACTCTCTTTACAAGTTTGGTCGTTATTCCACTTGGTTTTATATGCAGCATCTCGCTCATACTGCTGGCATTAAGTGCATACCTACTTCTCTCATGCTTGACGATTATTCTGGCTCTCGCTCACATCGCAATGGTTTGCATTTCGCCCTCGGGCAAGATGACAAATACGATTCAAAACTTACTGCTGGAGAATGCAATGACCTTGAAAGTGAAGCGAAAGACATACTTGAAGAAACAAGAGGAAGATTTCCTGAACTCAAATTACAGATAGATTTCTTCACCATGGAGACTTGCCTTTGTTCGTTCAAGAAAATCTTTCGTGAACACCATGGGCGATATCTTGGTTACTATCTTGATCGTCAGTCTGAAGAAATTCAGCAAGCAGAAAAAGATGGCTGGACAGGCATTGAGTGGAATGTGTTGTGGCAATCAAGAGATGAAACTCTTGATTCAAGACTTGCAATTCGTAATGCTACAATCAACAAAGAAAAGTTTACTTCTTATGTGAGAAGTGGTAGAATAGATCGTCTTGAGTGGATGTTTTCAGATGAAACCCCAGTACAACAAGAAACTAAATCTGTATATTCTTGGCAAGTATGCAAATGATGGTAATGTGTTTCAAGGAACAGATCGTTTGAGTATGGCAGTCCAGCCAGATGCTGAGAAGTTCTTCAGTGAGTTATGGTATGAAGATGCTGAAACAAATGTCATCTTCGAAGGTGATCGCCTGTTCAATGGTAAACTACTAGACAAACTTTCGGAGTGGTTTCCAAATTCATTCAAGGTTCTTGTTCTTTCAGCATCACATGATATCAAAGAACAGCGCCATGTTGATCGTAAAGACGACCAAGATGACAAATTCAAAAATTCTCGTGCGACGAAAATCTCGAATATAATGGGGTCGCTGACTCTCATGGACTATATAGAGACAATGGTCAACGAAAATCTCGATGATCAGTCTAAAATTATTGACAATATTAGAAAATTTTACAACTGGAGTGAATAATTATGCAGTTAGAAGTCTCTGTAGAAGAACTACGCAAAAATAAACTATTTGTTGCAACCCCAATGTATGGTGGCTCTGCGCATGGAATGTATCTAAAGTCTTGCCTTGATCTTCAATCTGTGTGTACACAGTACGGCATTGAAGTTCGTTTTTCTTTCATATTTAACGAATCTCTTATTACTCGTGCACGCAATTATCTCGTAGATGAGTTCCTCCGAGCAGAAGGTTTTACTCATTTGCTATTCATTGATGCTGATATTCATTTTGATCCACGCGATGTAATTGCATTGCTTGCTATGAAGAAGGATGTCATTGGCGGACCATATCCAAAGAAGTCGATCAAGTGGGGTGCTGTGAAAGAAGGCGTCAAGCGTCATCCAGAGATTACTCCGCAAGATATGGAAAAACTTGCTGGTGATTTCGTCTTTAATCCAGTTCCAGGCACTGAGAAGTTTTCAGTTGCTGAGCCAGTCGAAGTTCTTGAGATTGGCACAGGTTATATGATGGTCAAGCGTGAAGTTTTCCCAAAATTCGCCGAAGCATATCCACAATTGAAGTATCGTCCAGACCATGTTGGTCAAGCCAACTTTGATGGTTCACGATATATCCATGCATACTTTGATACTGTCATTGATACAAAGGAAAATGGTGGTCGTGGGTCTGATCGTTATCTCTCTGAAGACTATATGTTCTGCCAGTGGTGGAGAAATATCGGTGGTCAAATTTGGTTATGTCCTTGGATGAAGACGCATCATGTTGGAACCTATGCGTTCACTGGTGACATGCCAGCCGTTGCAAACTTCGTCGGATCTCTATAATCGTATATGATTGTCGGACTCGTTGGCTTTATCGGAGCAGGGAAAGGCACAGTTGCAGATCTCTTGGTAGATCGTCACGATTTTTTCAAAGAGAGTTACGCAAACAGCGTCAAAGATGCTTGCGCTACGATCTTTGGTTGGAATCGTAGTATGCTCGAAGGCGACACTCCAGGCTCAAGAGCATGGCGTGAACAAGATGATCCGTGGTGGTCTGAAAAACTTGGTAAGCCATTTTCACCAAGATTAGCACTCCAGCTAATGGGCACAGAGGCAGGAAGGGATGTCTTCCATCCTGACCTCTGGGTCCACACTGTGATGCGTCGTTGTGAGCAAGCACCTTGGAACAATTATGTGATTGCTGATGTGAGATTTCCAAATGAGATCAAGGCTATTAGAGATTCTGGCGGACATGTTATTCGTGTTCGTCGTGGTCCTGATCCTGAGTGGTATGATTTGGCTCGAGAGTGCAATTTGGGGCATCACAATCTAGATGTGATGCGTAATGCATATCCAGAAGTCCATTATTCTGAATGGGCATGGATTGGTTCTGACTATGATATTGTGATGGATAATAATTGTAGTTTGGATGAGTTGACCAGTAGGGTTGACAAAATAGTTGATTCGTTATATAATAATCGTGTTGAAGCAATTGAGGTCGTAAATTATGAAACTTTCTGATGATACAGTGACAGTGCTCAAGAATTTCTCGAGCATCAACCAAAGTCTCCTTTTCAAGTCTGGCAATACTTTGAAAACCATTTCACCGCTGAAGACAATCTTTGTCGAAGCAACAGTTGGTGAGAGTTTTCCAAAAGAATTTGCTTTGTACGATTTGAATAAACTCCTCGCAAAGGTTTCTCTTTACAAGGATGCAGAGTTGGCGTTTGATGATGATAAAATCAATATCAGCACTGAGAATAAGAAGAAGTCTGATTATATCAAGTATTGTTCACCAAAGGTGATTGTAACAGCACCAGAAAAGCCAATTACATTCGGCGATCCTGATTGCTCGTTCAGCCTTTCGCAAGAAGATCTTGATTGGATGCGTAAGAGTGCTGGCATTTCTGGCTCACCAAACTTTGTATTTGAAAGCGATGGTTCTACAATTCAGTTTATTGCAACTGATGTGAAGGATGATTCTGCTGATCAATCTAAGATTGAGATTGGATCAGTAACTGATGGTAAGACTTTCAAAGTTGTTATGAAGGTTGAAAACTTCAAGTTGCTTGATGGCTCATATGATGTTGCGATTGCAAAGAAAGGAATGGCGCAGTTCAAACACAAGACTGTTGCAATTACCTATTACATTGCGATTGAAGCAGCAGCGTCGACATTTGGAGAAGATTGATCATGGCACTTGATAAAGCAAAGGTTCTGGGATGCCTTCAAGAAATCTCAAACTCACTCACTCGTATTGAAGCAGAGCGAGATCTCATCAAAGAGATTCTTCAGAAGATGCAAGACGAATGTGAGATTCCCAAGAAGTTGGGACGTAAACTAGCGCGGACCTACCACAAACGTAATTATGAAGAGGAAGTTGCAGAGCAGAGTGACTTCCAGACCATTTACGAAAACGTGGCTAAATAAAACTATGGGGTGCGGCACTC